TCCGAAAGTGTAGTTGGTGAACTGCCAACAGTTCTTGATCCAACGCTCAGTTTTGCAATCGTATTGTCAGCAGCAGCAGTGAGTTTGCCGGTCATCGTGCCGCCAGAAGTTTGCACCGCTCCCGTGATGCGCGAGTCGTTACCTGCGGCTACTGTGCCTGCGGTCGTTCCCGTGTTCTTGGTTGCAGAATCGCCAAGACTCAATCTCGTCCGCATTTCAGCCTGATCAGCAGACTGCATGAACGTGTCAATCGAATTGGATACTGTGATGTCAGGCATATGCTTTAGGGTCTAACGTATTTATCGCCGGTTACCGGCTGTAGGTAGTACCCGCCGCCGACTGCTACGGGACGGATGTAGTAAAAAGCTGTTGGAGGCGGCACCGGCGTTACGCCAGAAACTGCCGCAGGTATCTTTGACCGTCTTCTGGAGAGATACCGAATCACAAGCCAGCGCCAGAAATGATGTGAACCGTGGTTGTGCTGGCAGAAGAGAGCAACGCAATCACGTTGTCATCCTCGAACTTGCCAAGGGACACTTGGCTACCGGGCATGATGATGTAGTCTGCGGCAGTTGCCGTAATCGTGCCTTGCCCAACGCGAACGTAAGCGGCATTTGTCGCACCGGTGTTTGTCACGCACACGCTGCGCGTACCAGCCCGAATCGCGTACTGCGCAGAGGTCGTCGTCGCCGTGCGCGTTGCGCCGCTGCCGTAAGAGGGATTAAATGGAAGTGTCATAAAGCGTTACTTGCTGATTTTGACCTTGATTGTACCTGATGAAAAAGTCTTGGAAACGCCAGAATTGTTTACAATCAAAACGCGCACAACATCTGCCGTTGAAACCCACCCTTGAAATAAACAATCCTGTTGGGAGGCCGAGAAGGTAACATCGACGAAATCCCCAAGTGCAGCACCAGTAACAACCACATTTGTGCCAGCAATGCCTCCATTTGCAATGGTACCTGGATTCCATGACGCACTGCCATAGATGACATTCGGCCCTGTCACATTGTACCACGTCTTCAGTACTGGCTCGAAACGCAACCGCAAAACGCCACCTGCAATCAAAGCCGATGGAAGCCCGCTTGCAGATGCTCCGTTAAGAGAAATCGTCAATGCCGCAATCGTCTGCGTTGTAACAATGAGAACTTCTTGGTTAGCAACACACCCGTCAACCAGCGGAAGTTGAACTGTCAGCGCCGCAAGGCTTGATGCAGGCGTGAGAACCAGCCACACGCTGTCTCCAGTTCCAGAAACCGCAACAGTCGAACCAGTCAACGGAGCTGCGTACTGAATCACGCTGTTGTCATTCAAGGAAATGTTCTGCTCGATGAAGTTCGCAACGGCCAAACCGGTGCAGTTGTAGTCGAGCCCGTTCTGGTTGACAGCAAACAGCGTCGAGTTGCTGATGCTATCGACGTTATCGAGGTTTTGAATAGCCATGTTAGCGGAACTGAAGTTGACCGTTGGGTTCCTGTTCGATTGGAGCAATGGACGGAACCGGCAGGAACGGCCAATCCACATCCTTGTTGCCGGCACCAGCAGGCATCGTCGAGGGGTACTGTTGTTGCAGGACGTTGGCGCTCTGCATGAGGAGCGTCTGGTAGCCCGAAATCGCGCCCAGCTTGGTGTCTGGGGAAGGCGTTTTGCCGAACTGCGGAGCAATCCGCATCGCCAGATTCAAAATGATGGCCTCGTTCGCGGTGATCGGGACGTTCGTCTCAGTATCCAAGTCCGCATTCTCAGGCGAGTTCGTTAGCGGATAGCCAATCTGGATGGCTTTCGCGTACCACTGCGCCACCATGGCGTCCAGCCGGCGCACCGCAGACTGAAGCTCGTCCGCAGTCAGGTCAAACACATAAGACGCCAGCCCAAGTTCCTCGAAAGCGGCCTCAACGAACTGGCGTTTAGTGTATCCCATGCGTCATTTGCGCCTGCGGCGCGGTTTATCTTCTTCTTCGTCGTCTTCAGCCAGCAAAACCGGCTCGCCAGCAACCTCAGGAAGGGGCGCAGCCTCGGATTCCGGTTCATTGACCACAATCTTCACCTTGGGCTCGTTCTTGAGCCTTTCAGCGGCCTCCACGGCCTTGTTAAAAGCATCCACAGCATCTTCAACAGTCAAACTCCAGCCCAAGGAGAGGGCTTCGTCGAGTTCGTCTTGGGATTCGACGCCGCAGTAATCGAAGGTGCCATAACGCGTAGGGTTCTTACCCGGCGAGCGGTACACCATTGCAGGAAACTCAATCATTTTTTCAGTTTTCCAACGGGTTTTCCAGCCGCTTGCTTCGCTTTGCGAGCCGTTGAGAGCGCGATTGCAATCGCTTGCTTCTGCGGTTTACCGGCCTTCATCTCCTTGCCAATGTTGTAGGAGATTGTCTTCTGCGAATAACCCTTCTTGAGCGGCATAAGTTGCGTAAAGTTAAGGGGATGGCCCCGAAGGGCCACCCCCCGTGAGACTATACTACTGATTGAACAGCAGAATGCCACTCATTTCGGGTTGTTTGTTCACAACTCCGTAGAACGTGTCCACGCGATATTTGGTCGTGAGCGAGTCCTGATCGAAACGCTTGCTCATAACGAGTTCCAACCCTTGGTCGGTCGAGCCGCGCATCACCGCCACGCCGGCGTTGTCGGGAATCGCATAACGGCCAGGCAGGATTTCAATCGCGTCCTTGTGCCAGAAGCAGTTAACGCCAGCCGCCGTCGTGTTCAGGATCGTGATTGCCGAGTTGGATGCCTTGGTGTTCACCACGCAGTTTTGGTTCTGCGCAGAGGAAGCGTTGGCAACCTGATTGGAGATGATCGGAGGGCTGATGACGATAGCTTGGCTACCAGCAGCAGGCGCACTCGCCGAGATGACACGGAAGGTCTTAAGCTGACCGGTGTCGCCTTTGGTGATGTGATGCACTGCGTTGACGCCTGCGATGGTGAATGCGTCCCCTGCCGCCAAAGCGCCAGCGGAAACTGCCACCGTCAGCGACTGGAAGCGGTTATCCACGTTGAGCCGCTCGGACGTCGTTGGCGAAGTCGAGATGGCTTTCGGGATGTAGTAGTTCGCTGCGCCGTCAGTCGTGTTGATGGTCGCCGTAGCAGACCCAGCAGGCAACCGCACCGCGTAGTCGAGCTTGTAGATGTCGAAGGACGCCACCATCCCAACGTACGCACGCTCATAAGCCTTGTCCGACTTCTGGTTCCCGAAGGAGCGCGAAGCCTTGGCAAGGTCGTTAGCGAGGCCGTTGTAGTCCCGCGTGTTGAGCGCGAGGTAGCGGTCACCGTCCATGATGCCCTGCTCGTTGAAGATGGCCTCGCACTGGGCAACGTCATCGAACCCGCTAGAAGCACCAGCAGCTGTCTGACGCCTGACAACAAGCGTGCCTTGATTGGCCGCGATTTGGAGCACCGACACGTTGATGTCAGAAGCAAGCTTCTGTTTCGCCGAGTTGCCAAGGCGTTGCTCTTGCAGAGCGTCACGAAGCTCTTGAGCGTTCATCTCAAAGGCCACCGTGCGGGTCTGGTTGATGCTGGCGGGTACCGCGAGCTGGGTATAGGAAGCGTAGCCACCAACGCTGGTGATGTTTGTTCCAACCCCTGCATTGGAGATCGAAGTCGCAATGTAGGGCTGGGGACGCCAGATGACGTTGTTGGTGCGTTCCATCGTCGTCTGATCGGTGTTGTAGATCGAGACGTTACGGGAGAGGACAAGCGCGTCATTGAACCCCTCAAGGAGGTTCTCAAACGCTACGCGTTCTTCTTTATTGAATGAATTAGCCATAGGTTACTTTTTTGACTGCAATTGACGTTTGTAGGCCAAAATCTGCGTGTAGTCACCGGTGCGCTCGGCCTTTGCGCGTAGGTTTTCCAACACTTCGTCGGAACCACCGGTTGACCTTGCCCCGCCTGACGGTGGGGTCTTTTCTGGAGGAGGAGCAGTTTTCTTTGTCACCTTGAGTTGTGTTTCGAGTTTAGCCACCGCGAACGCGAATCTCACCGGGTCTTTTATCTCAGAGAGTTCCTTCGCTTTCTTGGGGTTTTTGCCCAGCGCGTACACCAGTAATGCCGAGTTGTCCGATCCTTGTAGCAAGATGCCTTGCTGCGTTACATCGAGCATCTCCTGCACAGCCGCCTCGGCGTCCTCATAATCCCGAACCTTTAGCTCCGTCTTCGACTTCGCGTAGGTTTCGAGTTTCCTCTGCCATTCGGCTTGTTGGGCTTGCTGCTTTTCCTCGACCTTAGCTTGCTCTTCAGCGGCTTTCCGTCTCCGGTCAAACCACTCAGCCAGCTTGGCCTCGTACTTCTCCGTATCGTAATCGGCGCCTTCCAGTGTCGGCTTCGGCCCAGGGTCAACCGGATTGTTCTCAGTTGCCGATATTGCCTTCAGCTTCTCCTCTAGCTCCCGATTCTTGCGGTGCAGTTCCCGATTGGTTTTACGCACTTCACGCACCCATTCAGGTGCCTTCTCTGCGTCCTCTTTCTGGGTTGGCGAATCCCCGATGCTAACGTCAATCTCTTCCGAAGTGGTCGCCTCCCCGTCTTTGGCTGGCTCCGAGGCCACCGGCGTACCGGTCTCCTCAGCCACAGCCTCCGCTACGGGAGCTTCCTCATCTTCCAAGACAACTTCAGCACCTACTGCCGTGTTGTTGTTCTCCATTTTTTCTTACTTAGTGGGCTTGTCCACTAAAATGTTTGCATAGGCGCTGCCGGCATAACCGGTGCCACCAGCTTCTGCACATCGTCTTCGATGCGATCGGCCAGCTTCATCGCCTTGTCTTGGTCGATTTGACCAGCCTTTGCAATCGTCTCCTCGGTCTTCGCCCTCGTCTCCTCAGCTCTTGCCAGCGTAAGCACCGTATCGGCTTGTGCCTTTGTAGCGAGCGCATTTGCCCTTTGCGCCTCTGCTGCGAAGTACTGCGTCTGTGCGTCCGGTTGGGCGTTCTGGGCCTCTGCAAGGAGCTCCTGTGCCTCTTGCTCGGTGGGTTTAACCGCCCCCATCTTGAGCAGCTTCTTGCGGAAGTACGTCCGCACGTCCCCAAGCCCTTCGCCTTCCATGTTCATCATCGCCATCGACGAGAGCACATTCATCGTCTCAGGGTCTTGCGTCACCGCCATCATCGAGAGCAGCGCCTGCACCGTTGCCTGTTTCTTCGTCGTTGAAGACGGCCCAACGTCCACCGCCACATCGAACTCAGCTTCCGAGAGGTCGTTGTCGTACTCAAGCTCACCGCTCTCAGGGTTAATGACCGGTGTCATGAGCTCAATCTCGTCCTGCTGGCCGTTGGCGGTTACCACCTTCATCTTGCGCTTATCTTCAACGAACACGTCTTTAGCCATGGACAACCAAACCTCGCCCACGCGCTTAATGGCTTTCGCCATGTTCGACACGTAGATGTAGCTCTGCATATCGAGCCGCTGCATCACCAAGTCCACAGCCTTACTGGTAACGTGGGACACCATCTTGTCCCCGTTGCCTTGGGAGCCAAGAAGCTGCTGCATATCAATGTCCGTCACCCCAAGCAGCGCCGCCATCGCAGGCGGTACCTGCGGGGCTTTGGTGTATGCAATCGGGGGCGCCGGTTGTACCGCGCCTTGCGCGTCCGTAATGCCGTTCACCAGCAAATACGGATAGTTCTTGAGGTTGTCTTCAGCCCACATCACTTGGTGCCCCGCCACCTGTTCAGGCATGAAGATAGGCTTCTCCATGGACGATAACGCCGAAATCTCTGCGAGCTTGGATAGCTGCATATTCTTGAGGCGTTGCATATCCTTGGCGAGGCGAACGTGCCCCATGCACCGCTCCACGTTGTCCACAAACCAACGCTTGCCATACACCGGCACAATCGGAATGCACCGCCCCGCAATGTACCCGCAGTCCTCAAGCACTTTGCCGCCCGACATAATCCACTTGTGTACCTTCTTCTGCTTGATCTTCTTGCGCTTAACTTCCTTGTACCCTAGCGCCTCCATCTCCTCCATCTTGCCCTCTTTTAAGACCGACAAGAGCTCCTTCTCCTCATCCCCCATAATCCCCTCAAACGTCACCATGTAGTCCGTCTTCTCCTCCACACGGTAGTACTCCGCAACGTAAACCACATCCGGTGTCTGCCAGTCGAACTGGGTGCGGGTAATCTCCTTCGGCCATGTTGCAGGATCGTCCCCCCACTCCGCTTCGTAGTCCTCTTTGGTCAGCGCCGTAATCACAAAGCACCGCTTCGCGTCCGCTTTGTCCTGCCGCTTCGCGTTCAAGTCAAAGTACACCGAGCTGTCCGCATCGTAAATCGGCTCAATGCAAATGCGCTGCTCGTCACTCTCACCGTCGTACTCGTCCTCGTACTCGTTGCGCAAACGCAACGCCCCAAACCCACCGGTCACCGCCTCCTCAAAGGCGTTGTCGTACGCTTCCTCGGCGCTTGAGTCCACTTCCGTCGCTCGAAACAGCCCATTGCACGTTTCCGCCAGATTCTCGTACTCTTTCTCGCGTGGGACGTACTCCACCGTGATACGGTTTGACCGGTAGTCGTTGATAATCCGCATCACCGCGAGCTGCGTCTTGTTCACCTCAAACCTCGGGCGGTTCTCGTACTGCTCAGAAAGCGGCCCCTCCCACTGGGCCCCTGGTATCGAACAAAACCGGCGGTCTTGCAGGCACTGCAACCGCTCCGTGCGCATCACCTCTTGTATGCGGTCAAACTCCGCAAGCGCCTCCGCATGCACCTTAACCGGGTCGTTCTTACTCATATCGCTCATCATGCGGGTTTGGGGGCTTGTGTCAATGGACACTGGGTATGTTCAGAAGGGGGCTGGTGGGGGCTTGGGGGTTCGACCGGTGAGTTCGCTGGGGCGTGCGCTGGGGCGTTGGCTACTTCTTGGAGAAGAAGTTCATCACCGGCACCACTTCAATGAGCTTCTGCAACTTCTTCTTCAAACTTAACGCCGCTCGGTTCAGCCCACTCACCACCAAGTACCGCGTTGCATCCATCAAGTGGTCGTTCTCCTTCACCACTCTGCCCTTGTCGTCCCGCCGGTACAACCGGAACTCAGCCACCCAGTTCGTCATGCTTTTAAAGACCTTGAGCCTCCCCGTGGACATCCGCTGCCACACATCGTAAATCCCCGTCTCCACCGCGTTGTTCGCCACCGTCAAGTCCAAGCCCATCTGCCGGTACCGCACAAAAAGCTGCTGCCCGTCTACCTGCGTTCTCCCACGGCTCGCAGGGTCAATCACCCCAGGTATCCCGCGCCCACGCGCGTTTATCGCCTCCGCGTGAATCGCCGGCTCTGCCTGCCCACGATAATGCTCCGAGTACAAATACAACGTGTCGCTCTGCTGGTCGATGGCTCCAAACACCGCCGCTGTCTTGTTCCAGCCCACATCCATCCCAAACACCCGAGGCCAATGCACCGGCACCTCAAAGTCAGGTACCACAATCTCGCTCTCCGGTACCGGATATATCGCCCCTGCCCCCAACTGCGGGACGCCCTTTGACCGCGCGTCCCTCTGGAAAGGCGGTATGCTCGACCACAAGTCCTCCTTCTGCTTCTGGCTTAAGTGCGGTACATCGTCCCACGTTGCCATCCCCACGAACTTCGTCCCCTCCGCCCGCTCACACACCTCCCCGTCCCTCAAGAACGCCATCACCGTCTCGCTCATGCCGAGCAGCGGCGTAAACGTCAGCATCACCATACCGTCGTTCGTCATCGTCCGCAGCAACGACTCGGTGTAGATGTCCAACGGCGGCTCCTCGTCCAGCCAGATGATGTCCTGCTCCGTCCCTTGGAAACTCTCACGCCGCTGGTCGTAACTCTTGAGGGTTAACCGCGACTCGCCTCCCGATGCGTGACGCACCACGATGATTTCCACCGCGTCCGCAATGCCGGCCTTAGCCGACACCCGCAGGATGTCCTCCTTCGGGATGAGACCCGTCCCATGGCTCCCCGCCGGCCCCAGCAGCTTCGTCTGCAAGATGTCCCGTGAGGTCTTACCGGTGTCCCCTGCCGCCCACGCCGAGATGGGGCGATCAAACCGGCGACCCGTCCACCATGAGGGGTACCGGCCCGTGAGGTGTACCGCCATCTCGAAGCCGCCGATGCCCTCGGTCTTCCCGACGCGGTTCGCTGCCATCATCAGGCGCTCCTTGTACCGCGCCCCCGCCTCGAAGAAGGCTAGGTGCTTCTTGTAAAGCTCCCGCCTGAGGGGGCCAGTGTCGGGGTAGTAACCGAGCAACCGGCGCTCGCGCTTGCGCCTCTGGAGTTCCTCGAGGCACATAACCAGTTCTGCTTTCTCTTCTGGACTGAGTTCTTTCACGGTCTAATAGCGACATTCACGGAGACGCCGCCGTCTCCGCTGTAAGTTCTGGATGGGTTCAGGGGGTTTTAGGCATGTTTGGATTCGTGATTTATTTATAAGTCAATGTGCAACCTAGCGCTGGAATCCCTGATGACTGACACTAAACGCGTTTTGATTGCATGGAATCACTATGAGTTAAGCTATTAGTCTTTACAATCGCAGACATGTATACTTGAACTTCAAGTACCACTTTTATCTCCAACCTCCACAGCATCAACGACTTCGCCTGTTTCAATGCCAGCGGTAGACAACCCTTCGCGTAACATACCCGCCACCCTTTGCCGGATTTCCGCATCAGAGAGCGTGGAAACGAGCCCGTTTGTATCTTCGCGTTTGTCTACTCGCGGAAACATCTTCCCCAAAAGAGCGCAGTATGTCTTCGGATCACGTCTTCCCACTTCCTCCAGGTACGCGGAACCGCCCAACCTCTCGAATGATGTTTGAATGGCTTCTTTGAGGAAGGCCGTGAACTTGTTCGGTACTCCCTTTGTCCTTCCGCTTCCGAATACTTTGTCCATCCACTGAAGAAAGCTCACACAATACACTCTGAAGCAAGTTCCTCCTTCCCTTCAGTACGCAAAAAATGCGCATTTTTCTTGTTGCCACCCCTCCCCATTTGCGCCAACCTTGCACCAAGTTGGCAGTGAGCCAACGCAACAAAAAACAACGTAACATTATGAAACTCAGCACCAAGCAACAAATCCAAACCATCGCATCCATCATGCGCGCCATCGACCCAACCATTACCGCATTGCAAGCACTCAGCACGGCCCGCTATGTCCTAAATCACCGCTTTGCAGGCGATTATACAAAAGCACTCGAACACGCTCATGACCCCTATTTGGTTAATGGCATCATCTGCTGGTAACAGTCTCAACCAACCTAAACCCATGAAAACCAACCTCTTGTCCCTAGGCTTCCTCTCCCTTGTCGCAGTCGACACCCTCGCCCTCTCCCAACTCACCCTCTCTCTCCCCGAAGCCCTCTGCGTCATGCTCCTTTTTCTATGGAGCACCGTCCTTCTGTGGCGTTCCCTTCTCTCATAAACCCTTCAACCCCACAAACTAAACATGAACATGAACATGACCAAAGAAAAAGCAATCAAGGCATTCAACGAAGGTAAATCCGTGTATTGGAGAAGCTTCGCGTACCGCCTCATTCGCGATGAGAAACTCAACCGTTTCTTAATCCGTTGCGACGCAACGAATAGTGTCGACACAATCGCATTTTACATCGACGGGTTTTTCGTCGATGAGCCAAAGCCAGTACTCACCCCTTCAGAAGTTAAGAAGCTACGTTGCCTTTTCTCCTAAATCCCTCAGCACAAAGCACAAACCAAACCAAAAAAAAATGAATCTACTTGGAATCTCCTCAGCCAAAACCCGCAAAGGCGAAGCCCTCAACTACCTCACGGGAATCCTTTACCTATCTCCTTCCACTCTCTCTGGAGTGGGGAACGTGTGCCCATGGGCGGGTACCTGCAAGGAAGCGTGTTTAAACACCTCAGGACGCGGCGCTTTCAACAGTGTACAAGCGGCCAGAGCGAAGAAGACAAAGGCCTTTTTTGCCAACCGTGACGCCTTTATGGAATCCCTTTGCGAAGACTGCAAATCCCTTGTAGCCAAGGCCAAACGCCTTGGAATGCAGCCCTGCATTCGTCTCAACGGAACATCTGATTTGGCCTTCCACCGTCTAATCGTACCGAGCAAAGGCATGACGCTCATGGATTTATTCCCGAGCGTCCCTTTTTACGACTACACCAAAAGCGTGAAGAAGGCGCTGGACAACGCCAACGGAAAACACGCTCCCAACTACCACGTGACGTTTTCCCGTGATTCAGCAGCCAACGAAAACGAATGCGCCGCAGTTCTCCGCGCAGGCGGAAACGTCTCGGTCGTTTTCCGTGATACGTTGCCAGCAACCTACTGGCATCGCCCCGTGTTGGACGGCGATTTGCATGATCTCCGCTTCCTAGACCGCCGCGCGCGCGCTGGACGCTCTGGTTTCATCATCGGGCTCAAAGCCAAAGGAAAGGCCAAGAAAGACCGCTCTGGTTTCGTCGTCGACTCAGCAAACTAACCAACCCGCAACCATGCAAACCTTTCACGTTTACGTCGACTCCCCCACCGGCGCTTATCTCGGAACCATCACTGCCGATTCTCTCGAGTCTGCGCAGACTGCAGTCAACCGTGCACTGATTATGCCTTGCAAAGTCCGAACCTGTCCACCCCCACCCACTGACGCATGGCGAGTCGGTACCGACGGCCGACTCTACCGACACTAATCCAACCCAACCCTCAAACCTGAAAAACAAAATGAAAATCCACACTGTAAAACTACAAGTCATCCCTCTCTATCAGATTATCGAACTGATTGGAGATGATTTTCTGGAGACAATCTCAGACCGCTGGACGTTTGGCGATTGCACCCATTCCCTAGTCACAGCCGAAAGCCTCATCTCTCAGTTACTGGAGCATGAGCAGAACGCGGTTTGGGATACCATAAAAGAGCAACTAAAGATTGAAGGAGAACTTCTACCTTCTGACGTGGAGAACCTCTTCGTCGACTTGGAAGCATAAGACACCCCCAACCCCCAACCCTAGCCGAGCCCTCACGGGTTCGGCTTTTTTTGTGCCTTGTCCCGTCCCGCTCTTCTCTCGCCCGTTCCCGCTCTCTTCACCCCTTGTCCGCTATCACCACCCTTCCAGCTTCCTTCCTAGCTTTCTCACCCCCTTTCCGCTCGCTCTAAGGCCATGTTTCTTTCTGCTTCTCTGTCCAGACTACGGTTTCCGCACCTGAAACCAACCTAAACGATCCAAACTCAACCCGCATTCAAACCCCGAAACCCCTCTGAAACCCCCTGATTTTCGCCCCCAGACCGTTTTCCGGTTTTCTGCGTTTCCAAAACTTTTTCACGATTTCGAAAATCCCGCCGAGCGTTTCCGATTCAGTTTTCTAATCCGGATTTTCCTAAAGTTTCCGTCGGAGCTGCCGACAAACACAAGACAACCCCAAACCAAACAAAACCATGCAAACCCAAACAGCCCCAACACCAACCCCCACCCCTGCTGCAACAACCCGCCGCCTTGCTGGCGGCGTTGAGGTCATCCAAACTGACCGGTACTGGCTTGCCAGCATCGCCATCGGCGCCGGCTACCTCAACCTGGAGTCTTACCCACACCACGACACCGGCGTGCCGGTGGCCATGCACTGGTCGACTGACGGCAAGTACGGAAAATCGATTATGGGTCATCTCGAGCGCCGGTGTGACGAGACGTGGTCGGAGTGGTTCGCGTGGCTTGACGATCAATGGCCAAACCACGAGCTGCGCTGGGCGTTTGAGTTGCTCGCCCAGGCGTTCCCTGACGAGGCAAGCTGCGCCATGTAACACCACCGCCCCTCATCTCCCCTTCTACAAAAATGAACCACAAGAAAATGAACCGCAAAAAAATGAACAGATACATAATCACCTTCGGAATCGATTCGCAGGGCATCGTGCGAGCCAAAACCGCCCAAAACGCATTAGTCAACTGGCTCCGATTGTTATCGGCAACGCACGTCATTCCACGCGGTGCGTACGCAGAAGCTCGGCGTGAAGCCACGTGGTTCGGCGACGAATATGCATCCGTCTATCTGTGGGACGACCGCTACGGGATGTCCGTGTTTGCCGCCGCTACAAAAACCTCCAAACGCTAGACTTTACGTACGTTTGCGTACGTTTGCGTACGCTTGGGCGTGCGTTGCCAACCGCTGACGCGGCGTGCCTGACCTTTTCGGTGTGATCACCGAGATGGTCACCGCGGGGAGCTGACCGTGTGCGTCGCTCCCTCGCCGTCTGCGCTCCGGTGCGCTCCCTCGCCCTCGCCCCCTACCCCCCCGCTGCGTTGCGGTTTTCCGTCTGGGGACGTTTTCCGGTTTTGTGGGTTGCTGAAAACTTTTCACGATTTCCAAAATCCCGTTGAGCATTTCGGTTTTGGAAAGCTAATCCGGTTTAGCCCAAGACCGCCTCTGATACATCCTCCAGCCTCCTCAGCGCGGCTTGCTCTGCGCGTGTGTCGCCCTTGGCGCGTGCTGACAGCAGCCTGCTTAAGGCGTCGACTTGGGCTACGCCGTCGGACAGTGAGGTTTGGTGACGCTGAACATCCTGCGGTAGGTTTTCTCCTGTATAACATCCGACGTCCTCGGGGCCACCAACAGAGTAAAACACCGGTGTTGCCGGTGTTTTTTGGCCCTGTTTTGGGGACGTGCTCTGTTGGAGCCACTCTTCGTGTAAATCATGTGGCCCCATATCACGCGAAGGTCAACTGCCGCTTGTCACGCTCCTCACGGCAAACGTGCCCCGACAACATGAGTGACGTTGGCGTTGCCTTCAGCCGTGCCCACTGCTCCAACCCAACAGTCTGGTTCCTATCCCCCCTGTTCCATCCGGTGCCATCGCATGACTCAACACCCAACGCTTCCAAGTAATCGAGTTTGGCCGGCGCATTGCACCGCAGCAGATGCACCCGTGGGAATGACCGTGCCCACTCCTCAATCGTCGCCCACTTCCACTCCGTTGTTCCACCAACGCACACTACCTCTGGATTGACCGCCTTCACCTGATCAACGGTCATGCCGTCCTGCACCGCCATTGCCTTGGTGAACGGCACCATGTCTTTGAACCTATCCCACCGCTCAAACGTTGCCTCTGCGTTGCCTGGCACATCTGGCACAATCGCCCACCTTGGCCGCTGCTGCTTGGACTCCGCCCAAAAGATTAACCTCTTCCATGCGTCAACACTCCACCGCGACTCATCCCACCGGTTTTGCTTTGCGTCCCATGCCGCAAACGCTCCGTTGTCCAATGCATACGGCATCCACGGCCATGGGCCTCGCTCCGCCCCCGGCGAAAACAAGTGCCCAATGCGTCCCGTCTCCCGTGCAAGACAATGCCAAAACCATCCCGTGCTGTTAGCTGGCATGACAATCATAACCCGAACTCCTCGGCCATGGTCACACGCACCACAATGGGTACGCTCGCCTGCATATACCGGTCTGCGTCCAACAACACCCCCTTGTCCCCGCCCCTCCAATCCAAGTCCGCCATCACCCGCACCATAAGACGCTCACGCAAATCGCTCACCACCTCGCTGCCCTGCACAACCAAATCCTCGGCCTCCCGCAACTTCCCCCGAAGCTCCTCAGTGAGCCCTCGCTCCAAGTCCAGGCGCTTCTCCATCTTCTCCAGCGCACGCATCAGATTCCGAATGATGTCCTCAGGCTCCATGACCGGTAGCCCCGTGTCGTGGATGCCGGCGGTGTGGACTGGCTGGCTGTGCTCGTCGTTATTTGGTGTGACCATGGCTTGTTGTTGGTTTGGTTTTGGTTGGTTTGGTTGCTGCTGAAAACTTCTTCCCGACTTTGCGGCACTCCGCCCCGCAGAAGCGGTGACCGTTGTTGATCTTTCGGAACACCGTGCCGCAGTTATCACACGCATAATCCGCCAGCGGTTTGCCCCGCAGACCACGCGAAACAAACCACACCCGCACGCTTTCGATGTTGGCCTTGCGCGAACACTCTTTGCTGCACCGCAAATGCACCGAGCAGTTCTTCATAAACTTCTTTCCGCACTGGTCACACGCAATGACGCGAAGCTTGTTCTGTTTCTCTGTGCGTCCGCTGTACTTGGCGCGCTTTGGCTTCTCAGGCGGGACAACCGCTCTGCCTTGTGCCACCAACTTGCCCACAATCGAGCGGATTTCTTCTGGGTTGATTCTCATCAAGTTCATAAGCTCTCTTTCGGCCAGTTCCCCACCGGCCTTTAACAAAATCTTCCAACAATCTCACACCAGCCACTCCGGTGCCTTCTCCTCTGCCGGCGCATCCACAAAGATGCTCACCGCCACTCCCTCCTCCCCAGCCTTGCACCAACGCTTGCGCACGGTCAAATCCGCCACCCTGCTGTCATCGCCCACCCACATACCGCCATCAACCAGCGCGTCCATCACCAGCTTCGCCAAGTTGTCCGCATCCGGCTTGTGCGTGTGGGGATGACCGTGACGCGCCTCCTCCTTGGTCGCGAAGTAGAAGGTGAGCTCCATCGAAATCGCCTCACCGAGCCCCAGCGACTCAGCCGTCTTGCCGGCCTTGCGTAAAACAACCCCCGCAGACGAGCGCAACAGCCCCTTCCACGCACCGGAGCCAGCATCCAAGGTGGACACCGCTCTCCCACGCACAAAGCGCGGTCTTGGCTGCGGACGAGGCGTACCGGAAACGAAGAAAGTGAAGGTCATAAAAGTCTATCGAGATTGTATACAATGAAATCGGCGCGGGGGGATAAAACGGTCAGCAAACACAACAGCCAAAAAAAACAAGGCCATCAACGGTCGATATAGAGGAAGTATCCTGCGAAGCAGTGTCCCCTCTCCTCTCAGGCAGCAACGCGGTAGACTGAGAGAAGAGAGAGGGGACAGTAGGAAGAGCGTAAGCGATGAGTACGCTACTCTCTATATAAGGGCTCATGTCCTCAAACATCGGTTTTCTTTCGCAAATCATACGGTTTTCAGGC